GTGACGGAAGGGAGGTGCACAAATGATATCATTATACTCTTTTCTTTTTTCGGTATTGGCTGGTATTATTTCAGGAATCATTGTTGAGATGATTATGAAGTTACTTAGCAAGTGGTTTGATCGGAAGAAGAAGTAAAGAACAACGGCAACCAAGCCCAAAATAAAACCCCTCGGTATTAGCGGTACCGAGGGGTTTTTGGTGCATAAATGATATCACCATTTACTCTTTTCTGACTTCAATATATCATATTGGGTCAGATAATTCAAGTATATTCTGGTTTTGAAATTTTATGTATGATTGTGCGATGCAAAATTATTGAAAAATGTAAAGTGAGCTAATAGGTGCCTCAGGAGATTTCGGATATGTGAAAACCAATCTTGGGGTAGGTTTTTTGCACAAAAACGCATGTTTTTTGATGTAATCTGTAAGGTTTTCCGTAAAAGAGCATGTCATATCCTATAAGAGGGGAGGCTTCTGGAAACCTCAATATGCGATTTTTTTAGTCTGTATACTGAAAAATGCGTATTTAGTCAGAAAGCTGACTACAAAAAAAGAAAAGAGCAGCGGATGAGCTGCTCTGTTATGTAAAGAGATGTAAAATTATTTAAAGATGTAAATAGCAGAATTTTCAGCATTGATATAATCAGAGTAATCGTATGAAAAATGTTCGCCAATTAAACTTATTTTATCTCCTTCTTTTGGAAGAAGGTCTTCGGTAGTATTTATAAAACAAGGTAACGTGTTGCCAGGACCGTTATTAAGATAGATTACATAATTAGCGAATCTGTATGCGGATGCATAATTGTACTCATCAGAAGAGGTATCTACGCTTTCTAGATACTCCTCTTTGTCATCATCGGATGCGGTTATTTCCTCTATGGAATTTACAGTTCCCATAATCCGCTCTGAACCATCAACCGCTATAGCATCAGTTACATTATCGGCAAATTTAACTTTACTTATATCAGGGGATTTGATTTTGCAGTCTGAAAGGTATTCGGATATATATTTTGTACCTTTTTCCTCATCTTTCTTTTCCGCAAAAAGAGTTCCCTCGATTGCTACATTACTACCAGGTTCTAATAGTGCAGGTGAGTTAGGGTTTTCCGAAAAAAGGCACATAAATGTTGTAGAATCGAAGTCTGCATCTTCAGAATCAGGTTCAAAATCTTCATCTTCATAATCATCGGATTCTGTATCTTCGTTGGAGTTTTTACTGGTACTTATAAACAAGAATGAAGGGTAGGTCGTATCAACCTTTCCCCTGATGATAATAGTTTGATTTAAAGAAAATCCACCAGACTCTGCTTCCTTTTTAACAAGTTCAGTATATTTGGAAGACTGAAGCTCGTCTTCACTCCAGTATTGAGTTTTTTCTTCGATAGAACTAAGTATTTTCCTGTAAGTTGGAAGAAATTCGTCAATATTATATTCTTTAACCGAAGAAGTTCCAGAAGAACATCCACACATTCCAATTGCTAAAATCATAGCAAGTAGTAATCCCAAAATTTTTTTCATAAGTTTTCCTCTTTCAAATTTATTTATTGTAATTCTGTAAATTTATTCGAAATCTGCTCTGTAAGTTTTTTCTGCTGTGTAGCAGTCAATTGACTTGATGTTCTAATCAAAACAGTACCAAGAACAATGTGAGAGCCTGAATCCATCATGCCATTTCCATCAAAAGAAGCAAGATAAGATTCTCGTTTCTTTGCATCCTTGGCAGAAGCAAAGACTTCAATAGCTCCACCGCCATCTGTTCCCTTTTCAGCAATGGTATTACCATAAACATAATCCTGTTTTACTTTCTTACTTGAGAAATACACACAAGCGGTATATCCACCGTTTTTATTTAAAAGCCTATTAATATCTGTTTTTTCGGTAACGGCTTCAACTCCGGAAATACTCTTAATCTGTTTCAAACGTTCCACTACAAAATCTTCCGAAGGATTTGTTACCTGTTTAAGCTGTTTGATGCTATTTTCCAAATTAGTCTGTGCCTCAGAAAGAGTAGCTATAATATTTGAATAATCCGGAATGGTAGATATTTTTTTAGTTGCTGTATTAATATCATTTGTCTTCTTTGGCATTTCTGGAACTTTCATTTCAGTTTTTTTAGCATCCGATAATTTACCTTTTGCTGTGGTGAGTGTTGCTGGATCCAGGGGTTCTTCTTTTGAATCAATTACAGATTTGAGAGAAGATACTGCCTCGTCTAATGGCTTATTACTTTCTTTTAAAGCAGAAACTGCCTTATTGAAATTAGCAACAGCTTCATCATGTGGCTTTTTGTACTGGAAATACCAGAAACAGGAACCTGCAACAATAACTATCAAAAGAATGATTATTGCAGGTATTATCTTTTTCTTTTTCATAATTTCTTACTCCTTTTTATGTATTAATGAAAAAATCAAATAGTTACAAGTAAAATTATACAACAAAATATGAAATAAGTACACAAAATTTGGAAGAATAATAGAGGAAATTATCCCTACTATACAAACCGATAAAAATGACAAAAAAACTTCTACAGAAAAATCGTCCAATTTTAAAATCTGTCATACTACTATTGATGGGAAATTTAATTCCAGAAATTACATATTGACGAAAATATGTTCGGGTTATATAATAGAATGAAATCGAACATACTTTCGCAAGAAAGGAGCGTTACATAATGAAAAAAGGGAACAAGGAGAGCAAAGAGATAAATTATAAGAAGGAGGGGAATAAGCTTTGGGCTGGGATTGAATCCGAAGAAACAGATAAGAGAATCTATGAATTTATAGAACGTTTATATCTTCAAGAAAAAGCCGGGGTTTAATCCCCGGCCCTTTTACTTCAGCTCTAATTCATCTAAAATTTCTTCTATTTGCTTCCAACGTTCCTCGCTGAGTCTTGCAAGTTTTACAAGAATATTTTTAGCAAATTCATTATCTCCAGTCATTAATTCATCAACTGCCGCTTGCGCATCAATATCATTTTCTTTAAACATTTCTCCATTACCATTTACAAGCCATTGGTAATTTATATTATAAATTTTGCAAATTAATGCAATGGTCTGGCTAGATGGTGTATTTTCACCACTTTCAATTTTGGACACAGCAGAGCGAGAAATAGAAAGTTTCTCCGCAAATTTTGTTTGTGTGTCTCCAGAACTTGTACGAACTTCTTTAATTCTTTCAGACAAAGTCATGTTAATGTTCCTCCCTTCTAAAATAAAGATAACATTAAATGTACATTTAGTCAACAAAAATATATTGACAATGTACATTTGATATGCTACTATATGTACATCAGATGAACAAAGCGAGGTGAAAATATGAAACAGTTAAAAAGAGAACGTTATCGCAACATGGTGAAAAGAATCAACGATTTGCCGGACGATAAACAGATGTTTGTGATTGGTATAATCAACGGTATGTTGCTTACCGAGGAAACAAAGAATGAGACAAAGATGGCTGAGAAAGCAGGATAGGAGGCGAGATATGGATGAAAATAAAGAAGAAATCCAAAAACTGCGTAAGCAAGTCAGAAATTTAAGAATAGCATTCTTGCTTACGCAGATAGGATTTCTCATTATTAGTATTATTTTTCAGATTCAGTATTGCCGGATGATGCATTATTATCGAGAGATTTTTCAATTGAATCAAGAGATTTCTCAATCCTTGATAGATGTAAATTCTGTTCTTCAACTGCTTTCTTTAAAGATTGCAGGGATCCTGATTCACTAGAGGAAGATGTATCTATGCTATGTAATAAATCATAAAGAAGTTGGTTCTGAGTCTGGAGAAGTGCATTTTGAGTTTCATCAAGTTGAATTTGTTGGGTTTCAGATTCAGTAGGGCTTTGGTTGGATTGATATAAGGCGATTGATGTGCTCAAAATAATGGATACCAGTAAAGAAATTATACTGATAAACACATCCGTAGACATTTTTACTCGGTATTTTCCAAGAGGAATAGCTATTGATTCAGGAATTTCGAATGTCTCAATCGAATCCTTATCAAGAGTTACATAATCTTCATTTGGAGGGAAAAATTTTTCAAAAGTGTTTGCTGATTCGGTATTAAATGAGGAAGAGATACTCTTAGTTAATTCTTCACTTACCAAATGAGCAATGCCGGCGGCACTAGATATTTCAATTGATTGCTTAGCAATATTACCAGAAAGTGCTGCGGCTGAAACAAGTGAGGATGTATCCCATTTTCCAGCCGAAGAAGTAAATCCCTTGATATATGATTCAAGAATTGATTTCCCTATACTAGAAGCAGGCAACGCTTGTACTGATAACGAATTACGAAGCTCAGAGATTAAAGCTTTCGTGTCAGAAGTTTTCCAGTTATCAGATTTTATTAAATCATCATTCACAATAATAACTCCTTTCTTTCATACTCGGACGTGCCAGCGTCCTGTATAAAAAGAATATGAGAGAATTTATGAAAAGTCAAGAATAGTTGGAGAGGAGGTGAAACCATGACATTTTCCCAAAAGTTAAAATACATACTTTCAGAACAGAATATATCTCAGGCAGAGCTATCCAGATTAACAGGCATAAATAAAAGTTCTATCTGTCAGTATCTATCAGGCAAAAACATACCATCCAAGAAGAGACAGGGCGTGATTGCTACAGCAATAGGGATGCCAGAAGATTACTTTGGAAACGAAAACTTCAAAGAACCAAGTATACCATATCCTAAGATTCCGCGACTTACACTCACGGAGACGGCTGGAATCATGGGCGTGTCACAGCGAGCACTTGCACTTGCTATTCAGCAGGGTATGTATTCATGGGCGCAGGCTTTGCCAGGGAGAAACAAGAAAAGACCTATCTATTTTATTAATGCCATTACGTTTGCTAAAGCGCAGGGAATAGATTTGGAAGAATATAAAAAATGCACCTGCGAAGCGGCAACTCCAACAGGCGCATAGAAAATAATAACAATTAAATTGTAACACAGAAATGGAAAAATGGAAGGAGAAATTATGATTAAGATTGAAGAAAAAACAAAAATCATAGTAATTGATGGAGAACCAGGGATGCTTCTTCTCGAATTTGCAGTTATTACACGAGATTTGAAAAAGATTTTACCGAAAGGATTTGCTGAAAAATTAGAGGAGGCTTTTAAAATCGGAATGACGGCAAAAGTCGAAGGAGAAGTCGGAAGAAGAATGTCCAGATTGGTTCACGGCGAGCCAAGAGTATTATCAAAAAAAGAAGTAGAAGATGGTATCGAAGCAGTAATCAAGGCATTGATGGAAGAGATTGGAGTTGATGAAAGTGATGGAGAATAGAACCTTAAGCTTAGAAGATATCAAACTTTTGGTTGGGAAAGTACATGCAGCACAGCAGGCAGGAAATTATATCCTTTTTAGATATGCTAACTATTCAATAGATGTACTCACTATGCAAGGTGAAATTTCCGAAGAAAAAAACTGGGATAAGGGCTTTGAGATGCCTTTGGGTTATGATTCTGATGCAACGAAACGAGAATACCTTGAATGTATCGCATATCTCGAAAAATTAGCAGGTGAAGAATATGATAATTAATTTCTTAATGCGTAAGTGGGAACAAAACGAGCTGGCTCTGGAGCAGGAGCCAACATCGCTGCTCCTGTTAAGACGTAAAGTCGCATTGATAAAGCTGATTAACTTAGATTTAAAGAAAAAACGAGGTGTCGAAATGAAGACAATTAAGATAACCGCAGATAATAAGATTTCTATCGTGGATGTGGATTTTAGCAACAATAGAGCGATCATGGATGCCATGGGCGGTCCTGTAGAAGTAGTTACAACAAATGAGTTGTATGATTTTTTTAAGTGCCCCGTTCTTATGATGTTGGATAAAAACGGTTACAAACCTAAAGATGTAAATGGTTTTTGTCCAAGCGCAAATGCAGTAGCCTCCTTTTTGTACGGTTATGTCAAAACTGGTATACCAATTTTAGGCGATGTTATTTTGGCGCAACCGGCAGGGGGGCGCATAGAAAATTTAGAGGGTGTTGGAGAATTGGAAGAAAAGATGCAGATGTTAATGCAGCGTTTTAGTTTTCTGGAGACAACATGAAGAGAGAGCAGCTTTCAACAGATATTACAAGAATCCAATTTGATTCCATGGAAGAGTGGCTGGTAAATCGTAAGGGCATCGGCGGTTCCGATGCCTCTGCTATCCTTGGACTGAATCCATATAAAACAAATCAGGAACTGTGGATGGAGAAGAAAGGACAGATGTCTCCTGTAGATATTTCGGGCAAATCATATGTCAAGTATGGAAACGATGCAGAGCCGCTGCTTAGAGCATTGTTTGCTTTAGACTATCCGGAATACAAAGTGGAGTATTACGACAACAACATGATCATCAATAAAAAATATCCCTGGGCACATGCCTCACTGGATGGTGAACTGATGGATCCAGATGGACGGAGAGGCATTTTAGAGATTAAGACAACAAATATCTTACAGTCTATGCAGTGGGAAAAATGGGATAATCGGATACCGGACAATTATTACATACAGGTCCTTCACTATCTCTTAGTCACAGAGTATGACTTCGTAGTGTTAAAAGCACAGCTTAAGCGTGTAAGAGATGGGGAAGTGAGGCTGACAACGAAACATTATCACATTGAGAGGGAAGAAGTCCTCTCGGATATCAAGATGTTAAAAGAAGAGGAGGAAGCGTTCTGGCACAGCTTGCAAAGCGGACAGGAGCCGGGACTTCTTCTTCCGGAAATTTAAAAAGGAGAAATAGCGATGGAGTTAAAGATTTATAACCCACAGGCAGACGGTTTCTTAAAAGCGATCGATTGGAACTTTGAAGAGCTAAAAGAAGAGATCACAAAAAAATCAAGCGATTATCTGAATCTCGTTTATAGCGATGACCAGATAAAAGATGCAAAGCAGGATAGAGCGAATTTAAGAAAATTAGTTACTGCCCTTGAGGATAAGAGAAAAGAAATCAAAAAAGAGGTTATGCTTCCTTATGAAGATTTTGCTGTTAAGGAGAAAGAACTGGTTGAGATCATCAATGGAGCAATCGAGAATATCGATACACAGGTAAAAGGATATGAAGAAGGATTAAGGCAGGAGAAGCTTGCAAAAGTCAAAGAGATTTATAAGGAGTGCATCGGTGATCTGGACAGAACAATTCCTTTTGATAAGATTTTTAAAGAATCCTGGCTGAACGTCTCTACAACATTAAAATCCATAAAAGAGGAGATTATCACTATTCGGGAAAAGATAGACGGAGACTTAAAGATTATCAATGCAGAAAACAGTCCTTATATCTATGAGATGAAGGAAGAGTATTTAAAAGACTTTGACCTCATGGCTGCTATGGCAAAAAAACAGCAGCTCGAAGATACAGCAAAGAAGAAAGCTCTTTACGAAGAACAAAAGAAGCAGGAAGCAGAAGAAAAAGAGCGTAAGAGAAAAGAAGAGGCCGCCAGGGTAGAACTGGCCGGTAAGGTACAGTCTGCCCCTATTCCGGAAAAACAGCCGGATCCGGCAGGTATTGTTACACAGCAGCCGGCTATCGCAGAAAGTTATCAGGAGCAGGCTGCAAAACTCAGACGTAAAAGAGTAGTGATTGAGATTACAGCGAACGAAACACAGTTTGCTTATTTGAACGAAGTGTTAATGAAATTAAAAAACAATGCTGAGAAAGTAGAGGTTTTAGAGAAGGAGGAATTATAAATGGCAGTATCAAACACATTGGCAAAAAAGAGAACAGAGGCTTTTCAGAATGTTCAGTCCGCTTCCTACGAGGTAGGAGGTATGAAGATTGAACTTACTCCGGAGATTGTAAAGCAGTACATGGTTTCCGGAAGCAAGGATAACGTCACAGTAGATGAAGTTATCATGTTTATGAATCTTTGCAAGAATAGCGGTCTCAATCCATGGGCAAAAGAGGCTTACTGTATTAAGTATGGAAGTGAGCCAGCAACGATGGTTATCGGCAAAGAAGCTTATATGAAACGTGCAGAGGCAAATGAGAATTATGATGGCTTTGAAGCCGGAATTATTGTTCTTGATGCACAGACGCAGGAAATAACACATAGAACCGGTTGCTTTAAGCTGCCTTCGGAAGAGATTCTCGGAGGATGGGCGAAAGTTTACCGCACTGATCGCACTCATGCATACGAAGCAGAGGTTTCCTTTGACGAATATGCCGGTAGAAAGAAAGACGGAAGCTTAAATGCCCAGTGGAGTAAGAAGCCATCTACAATGATCCGCAAGGTTGCATTAGTACAGGCCTTAAGAGAAGCATTTCCTTCAGCATTCGGAGGCATGTATACCGCAGAGGAAAAGGGATTTGCGGAAGATGTTGCTGGTGAGGTTTATGTTCCTCCAGTAGAAGCTGCAGCGATCGAAGAAAAGGCAATGATACAGCCGGAAGTGGTGGCCTCTGCTATAAAGGAGCCGACATCTGATCAGGGACGTTCGCAGGCACCAGAAGGCCAGCAGACATTTTTTTAAAGGATTAAAGCAATGACGGAAATTCATTTTACAGTGCCCGGCCCTCCGAAAGGAAAGGCCCGGGCCAGAACCGTACACACAAACGGTCGTACATTTTCTTATACTCCAGATGGAACGGTACTTTATGAGAATCTGATAAAGACCTGCTATTATCAGACCGGGGTTCATCCCTTTGATGCGGATGAGGAGCTTAGAGCAAATATCATAGCATATTACCCGATCGCAAAGAATACGAGCAAGAAAAAGCGGCAGCAGATGCTTGCCGGTCTTATCCGGCCGACAAAGAAGCCGGATTTAGATAATGTTATAAAGAGTATCTTAGACGCGTTAAATAAGGTCGCTTATCATGATGATACGCAGATTGTCTCGTTATCCATGGAGAAATTTTATTCAGGCTCTCCAAGAGTGGAGGTCAGTATAAGCAGCATATGAGAAAGGCGGTGGCTTAATGGGCCGCAAAGTCAAGACAGGGCTTAGTTACTTTTCTAAAGATGTTGATTATTATGATGATTTTAAAATCATGGACCTGATGAATGAGTATGGTCCATTAGGGCAGACGATTTATGATGTGCTGCTTTGCATGATTTATCATGAAGGTTATTACTTAGAGGTTCCCAGTATGGAGCAGTTAGCGGTAAAAATAATCAAAACCATCGGGAACCGCTGGGTAAAGAAAAAAGACTTTGTGTTGCAAGTGATTTATTATTGTGCGGATATAGGGCTGTTTGATAAAACCCTCCTTAATCAAAATATTATCACCTCTGCTGGAATTCAGCGACGCTACGATTCAGTGACTGTTAGGAACAAAGTCAATAAAGATAAATATCGGTTGATTGATAAAAACGGTCAACCTTTATTAAATGCACCCCAAAATCCTATTTCTGCAACAGAAACAACGATTTCTGCAACAGAAAAGACGATAAATGATGCAGATATTCAACAAAATAAAATAAAAGAAAATAATACTTATATATATTATAGCAATCCGGAACTTAACGATGCCTTTGAAAAATATATCTTGATGAGAAATCAGCAGCAGCGTACCCCGTTGATGAAAGAACAGATAGAAGCACTGAGGCAGGAACTTTCTTCCTTGGGGAAGGATGAACAGGAAAGAATCCTAATCTGTAAGACAGCATTTATCAGAGGCTGGAAGGGATTTTATCCTTTGACGAAGAAGAAAAGCAGCTCATCAGGCAGGAGCTCCGGGAAAGCTAATAAACCAGGCAACAACAATTTTCATAATTTCGAGGGCAGAGATTATGATTATGCAGCGATAGAGAAAAAACTTACGGGAGGCAATTAAAGTGGCAAGGATAGATAAATTGGAACGTGCAAGACAGGAAGGTATGTCTTATGCACTAGAAGTTGCAAAGAAAAAAGGAATCGAAGGACTAGAAGAAGAACTTCGTATGAGAGGCATTACCGGGATTCCGATTGGAGTCAGCCGCTCTGCTGTAGATAAGGCGGTAGAGAACATAAAGAATCAGACACTGGATACTGTAAATATCTTAACAGCAATGACATTACATGATGAATTTGGATTCGGAGCAGCCAGGATAGAGCGTTTCCGTAAACGGTTTGATTTTAAGACAGAGTGCCTGATGGAGGATTATGTTACCTGGCTGGAGATGATAGACGCATTAAAAAAAGAGACAGGTCTTGAATATGCTATCCGGATGAATGATAAAGATGTGAAGCACAAAGAGCCGGCACGAAAACAGGCAGTTCCCTATGCCAGCAGACAGCATCGAAGAAATACAGAACGCAGTGCAAAGCGAATTGCCAGGAAGGCGAAAAAGCTGGACGCCCTCCGGGGTTAAGGATAGATACACATTGCAGTAACTTGTTGACCGCTCCATGATACAACACGGAGCTATATGCCATTGATTCCCCGACTTCTGTCGGGGAGAAAGGAAACAATGAAGAAAGTTAAGATAGATATTCCGTTAGAACTTTATACGGATAACGTGAGAAAAATTATTGAGCGTAGCCTTCATGATTTGGACGCAGAGCCTCCTTATATAGCATCTTTCCTATGCGATCCTAAGTTTACCGAGAAAGATTTAGAGACTGCATTGCATCTCTTAGAAAAGGCAAAAACAGAAACAACAAAACAAAAGTTTATTAGAGCAGAGCTGGAAGCCAGAAAAGAAATAGTTAATCCGGAAGTATTTCCAGAAGACTTAAGAAAGGATTGGGAAGATATGCGAAAAGCTGCAGAAAGGAGAAGAAAGAGATGATTGACGAAAAAAGACTCATTAAGGAATGTGAAGAGAGATTACTTGTAGGCACAAACGTAATTAAGCTGATTGAAGAGCAGCCTAAAATTTGTGAATGGATACCGTTAGAAGAAAAAACACCCGAGAACGGGGAACATGTATTGTTATCATTTGCAAATGAGAAGCAGAATCCACTTGTAGGTACTTGGAAAGTAGATGATGAGGGAGGAGCTTTTTATGCTCCATTTACAGGCAGAACATATGCGTCTTTAGGATATTTCACAAGTGCGTGGATGCCATTGCCGGAACCGTACAAACCAGAGGACATAAAAGAAACACCTTGGAAAAATAGAACATTAGGTGATTTCATGAAAGGAGCAAACAGATGATTAATCCATGCGTGAAATGTCCCGAAAGAGACCGTTGCGAGGGAATGAATCAGCCATGTAAGCAAGGTAAAGCTTACCAGAGATGGAAAGCCGGCTGCAAGAGAGTGGCGGAGCATACGAAAAGGGTGAACAAGAGGAAGAAGTAAATTATGAGTCACGAATACAGAATATTAGAACAAATGCTTATCAAAGGACAAATAAGCCGCCAGGAATTTAAAGAGAGGATAGATATCGAATATGGCAAGCTGGAGCAGGAGCTTATGAGTGACATCATTACACCAGATGAACATGTTGAGAGATATAATGCTCTTCTGGAGTTGGAGCCTCAGTCGTTTGGACCACCGGCATTACATGAACATATTTGAAGGGAGCAAAGAATGAGTATAACAGAAGCAATAGTAATTATAGCAGCATTAATTTATACAGGATTTGTATTTTACATACTTAACAAGTGAGGTAATCAGATGGATACACGAAATCATGAACATTACAAAGACAAAACGGCACATGATGCGATTAAGGCAGCGGATAGATTACCGGACACAATTGGCGAGATGAGAGCGGTTGCGAACAAAAGAGGATTCGAAGTGTTCGGCAGGATTAAGCTAAGAGATTTAGAAACAGGCAAGATTTATAGATAGCAGGAGGTGGTTATCTTGAACATAAAACAGGTTCTCAATGATTATGTAGATGCTTGTGAGTTGGTCAGGGAGACGGAAAATGATATTGCAGAGCTTGAACAGAAACAGTCTGTAGGCATTTCTGACAAGGTAAAAGGCAGCATGAATGAGCATCCATATACACAACAGTCCTTTAACATCGAAGGACTTGCGTATGATGAGAAACGTAATGAACGTTTAGTGAAAGAAAAAGATATTCTTTCTAATCGGAGAGAAAAAGCAAACAGCGTCAGACTGCAGGCATTAGAAGTTATTAACCAGGCACCAATCCGTATCCAGAGAATTATCCGCTTCCGATATGAGAAAAAACTTACATGGGAAGAAGTAGCCGATCGGATGAAAGGCAGTACCTCCGGATGGTTAAAGATTGAACTTAAAAGATTTTTCGAAGAAAAATGAAAGTTTGTTACGAATGTTACACATGTTACGATGAAGTGTGTTAAAATTTAAAATTGAGAAGACAGGATAAATAGTTCTCCTTTGTAAAACATTTTTCAGAAGGCACTCCACAGAAATGTGGGGTGTTTTTTGTTATATAAAAAATTCGTAGTAGTATGGAAATTTATCGATATATATTGTAAAATAAAGAAAAATGTTTTACGGAGGAAACAAATGGAAAGAAATATTATATCTTTCATGAATATGAAAGGTGGAGTTGGAAAAACAACAGTTTGTGTAAATATAGCCGGTTGTTTGGCTGATCAAGGTAAAAAAATATTATTGATTGATATTGATCCACAAATGAATGCTACACAATATTTATTAAATCCTCAAAATATTCAAAAAGTGATTGATGATAAACATACAGAAAAGGAAACTATTTACTGGCTTTATAAGGATAGTGCAGAAGATGATTTGTACGGTATTAGCGGAGAAGACCCAGATTCAGTTTCAAGCTCTGAAAGTTCTATAAGTGAGAAAATTATATATAATGTAAGAGAAAACTTAGATTTGATATGTGGCGATTTAAGAATGACAAATATAGTTGATACAGATGGAACAACAACAGATACATTAAATTTATTTATAGATAATGCCAGTTTGAGAAATAAGTATGATTTTATTTTCATTGATTGTCCGCCTACGCAGTCAGTATATACGACCTCTGCATTTAAAGCCTCTGATTTTTATTTGTTAATAATCAAGCCAGATTATTTATCTACAATAGGCTTATCACTGTTTGAAAAGATTGTTGGAAAATTTAATAATCGCAGAACAAAAAATGCGAAAATACAAAGACTTGGTATTATAGCGAACCTTGTACAAAAGGGATCAGGCGGATATCATGATGAGAAATTACGTGAAATAAGAGAAAAATATAAATTCAGTAAAGTGTTTGAGCAGACCATTATAATAAATAACCGAATCGCAAGAGCTAGTGAAGAACAAAAATTGATGTATGAAACGAAAGGTTGTAAAAGACCGATATTAAAATTAACTAAGGAATTTTTAGATGTATATAATTGTGCAGTGAATGGAGGAAGCTTGAATGATAGATAATAATACGCTGGATTTAATAAAAGAATATTTAAATACAAGAGAAAGGAGTAATATGGATTCTGAATTATCGGATATTTTGGTAGTTAGGAAACTTTTGTTTATTTCTATTCTTCAAAATTTAATTTTATCAAAAAAAATTTTTAGAAAAAACAAAGATATTGCTACTTTTTTAAAAAATAATTTTGGAATTTCCTTAAGTGATTATATGATTCATTCACGTACAACAATTTGCGGGAAAATAGTTCGAATAATTAAAGAAATAACAGATGAAGATGAAATAAATAATTATTTGAATAAGTTATTTGAGATATTAAAAAAAATAAACAATAATGATGATTTAGAAAAAGTTGATATTTATAGTGTGATAGAAAGAATGGAGCTATAATTTATGGATGTGGTTAGTGACTTCAAACGCACCATTGAGAAAAATACAGCAAACTCAATGAATATTTTAAATAAAGTCTATAAGAAAAAAGAAATTAATTCTAGAAAAGAGTTTATACGAGAGATTAATAAGTATTATACCGGATTAAGAGTTTTGTTCCAATATACATCTGGAGAAGAAAAACAAGTTCAATTACTTAATAATATTTTGTTAAATATGTGTTCACTATTAAATTGTGTAATCATTGGGGATATAAGATTAATTTATTTTTTATATAGAAATACTATAGAAAGTTTCTTGAGATATATATCTCAAGATTATGCTATGAAAAATTTAGAAGATCTCTTTGCTTGTATTGATAATGGAAGTAGTGGTATTGAAAAGAATATATTAACAAAATACAAAAGTCAAATTAAGTATATATATTCAGAAGCATGTAAATATATTCATACAGATATTAATAAAGTGCCTGAAAATATAAATAATATGAAAAGATTCAATACATATGTAAAAAGAAATTTGAAAGAGGAATTAAAATATTTTCGTCGGTTATCAATTCTTATTATATCGATACTTAAAATTAAATATCCAGAAAAATATATGTGCTTGAAGGCAAATGCAAAAGCATATATTGATGACATTATCCCATTGGAAAAACGTACGGAATATCAAGATATATTGGATGAAAAAAATAAACAAGATCGAAAATATTAATTTATTAAAGGATTTTAAAAAGAGATGATATTACAGAGTGAGATAGTATAGTAATTCAAGACCGCACAAAATGTGCGGTCTTTTTCTTATCCCCTTAGCTCAGTGGTAGAGCATAAAGCAATGTCCCAGGTTCGATTCCTGGAGGGGATATTTCCAAAACGAATAAAGAGGTGGTGATGATGCCGAGAAAGCCGGACGAAAGAATAATTCAGGCAAAAGAACTATACCTGAAAGGATTGAAATTAGTTGAGATTGCAAGTCAACTAAGTCTTCCAGAAGGAACAGTTAGGCGATGGAAAAGTACTTATAAATGGGATAACGAACGTTCGGATAAAAATAGCGAACGTTCGGATAAAAAGAAAGGCGGTCAGCCTAGTAATAAAAATGCAGAAAAGCATGGTTTCTTCTCGAAGTATCTTCCGGAAGAGACCTTTTCTATTATCCAGGACATCGAGAAGAAAAATCCTCTTGATATTCTCTGGGAGAATATACAGATTGCTTATGCAGCCATCGTAAGAGCGCAGCAGATCATGTATGTAAAAGACCATGAGGATAAGACGATTGAAAAGATAGAGGAAAAAGAGGGAAATGTTATAGGTGAAAAATGGGAGGTACAACAGGCATGGGATAAACAGGCAACATTTTTAAAAGCACAGGCAAGGGCACAAGGAGAATTAAGGTCCTTGATAAAGCAATATGATGAACTGTTGCATAGTAATTATGAATTAGCAACAGAAGAACAGAAGGCTAGGATTGAGCAGATCAGGGCGAAGACGGCAATTATATCTGGTGTGGATGAAGAAGAAACAGAAGATGATGGCTTCCTAGAAGCACTGAAAGGCGAGGCATACGCAGTATGGGAAGAAGAGTAAAGAAAGCAGCCTTTAAATTCAGACCATTTTCACGTAAACAAAAGAAAATCCTTACCTGGTGGATGCCAAACTCTCCAGTTCATGACATGGACGGCATCATAGCAGATGGAGCAATACGTTCGGGCAAGACAGTCTCTATGTCGCTCTCATTTGCTATGTGGGCGATGGAATCGTTTGACGGTCAAAACTTTGCGATGTGCGGAAAAACAATCGGTTCTTTCAGGCGAAATGTTTTGTTTTGGCTGAAACTGATGCTTAAAAGCCGCGGTTACTATGTAGAAGACCATAGAGCGGACAATCTCGTAATTGTTCGCAGAAATGGAAAGGAAAATTATTTTTATATTTTTGGTGGCAAGGATGAACGCTCACAAGACCTCATTCAGGGTATTACCCTGGCAGGGGTCTTTTTTGATGAAGTTGCCCTGATGCCGGAAAGTTTTGTCAACCAGGCAACAGGACGATGTTCCGTAGACGGTTCAAAGTACTGGTTTAACTGCAATCCGGATGGACCTTATCATTGGTTTAAAACTGATTGGATTGATAAAGCAGAAGAAAAGAAGATAGTATATCTTCATTTCACGATGGATGATAACCTCAGCCTATCGGAGCGGATTAAGAAGAGATACCGCTCCATGTATACCGGTGTGTTTTATAAACGGTATATCTTAGGCCTTTGGGCTGTAGCGGAAGGTATTATCTATGATATGTTCAGTGAAGAAAAGCACGTCATATCAGAGTCGCAGAGCTATGTCGGTAGGAAGTATGTAAGTGTTGATTACGGTACCCAGAATGCAACTGTTTTCTTACTCTGGGAGAAGAACCGTAAAGGGCAGTGGGTTGCTACAAAAGAATATTACTATTCTGGAAGAGATGAAGCGGAACAGAAAACAGATGGTGAGTATGCGGATGATATGGAAGAGTTCGTCAGTGGGATTGAAATAGAATCAATCATTGTAGATCCGGCCGCAGCTTCCTTTATTGCAGAGCTTAAAAAAAGGGGCTTCAAGGTTAAGAAAGCAAAGAACGATGTTCTCGATGGGATACGTTTTGTTGGAAATCTTCTTAATCTGGGAGTTTTATTGTTTCTTAAAGATTGTAAGGAAACGATTAAAGAATTTGGTTCCTATATCTGGGATGAAAAGGCAGTGGAACGTGGAGATGATAAGCCGGTAAAGCAGCATGATCATTGCTTAACGGGCGATACGCTTATAGATACAATTGATGGTCCGATTCCAATAGAAGAACTTGTAGGCAAGACAGGAAAGGTATATTGCTATGATATAAAACGTAACAGAGGAACCATATCGACATTTAAGAAAGTGAGAAAAACAGGAAAAAATGTAGACGTCTATGAACTTATATTACAAGATGGAACATATATAAAAATGACATCAGACCATCTTTTATATACTCAAAGGGGATGGGTGCCATTAAAACAACTTAAGAACAATGATGAAATATTAAAAATAAATCCTTGACAATTATTGCCCGTACATTTATTATAATATTTGTACGGGCAATAATTAGGAGGTGAAAATATGAGTCCAGCAGGAAGACCTAAATCTGAGAACCCTAAAAATGTACGTTTGGAAATAAGACTAACAAAAACGGAAAGTCAACTTTTAGAAGAATGTTCAAGAGAGTTAAAAACGACAAAAACAGATGTCATTGTTAAAGGAATTGAAATTATTCACCAAGGATTAGGTCAAGTAAATAGAAAAAAATAGAGATTCACCCACCGACCAAAGTAGATTGAATCTCTATCACATGAGAAGTTTCCTTCTGCAAATATTATAATGCAGATGGAGACTTCTTTCAAGAGCTAAAATTTGAAAGGAGTTTTTATTATGCCAGTGAAAAATGTAATCAAAAAAACAAAGACTATGATAGGAAAGATTAATCCATATTATGATATGACTAGTTCGAATGTGAGGGAGTTATATGATGCGTATCCAAATCAGCCGTTTGAATTAATATGTTCTAGTTTTAAATTTGGGTATCTTCAGGGAATGAAAGCCGCAAGAGCTGAAATGAAACGGAGGGAAAAATAAATGGCTGAAAAATATCAATTTTTTGATGGAAAAAAGTTCACTAGAGACGATAAAACAGGTTATTATCTATGTTCTACTGGAGATGAAAATAATGTAAGAAAACGGATGCATGTGTATGTATGGGAATACTTTAATGGACCGATTTCTAAAGGATATCATATTCATCATATTGATGGCGATAAAAGTAATAATGATATTCAAAACCTTCAGATGCTATCTGCTACAGAACATGAACGCCTTCATGGTAAAATGTTGACAGAGAATCAGAGAGAGACTTTACGCAAAAATATGGCGAAAGCAACTGTCATGGCGAAAGAATGGCATAATAGTAATGAAGGACATGAATGGCATAAAAAGCATTATGAGCAAATGAAAGAAAAGTTACATATTCCTAAACGGTTTGTTTGCGAATATTGTAATAAAGAATTTGTTAATACACAAATAAATTCGAGGTTTTGCTCTAATAAATGTAAATCCGCATGGAGGAGGAAATCAGGAATTGATGATATTACTAAAATTTGTTTTAAATGCGGTAAAGAATATATTGCAAACAAATATCAAAAAACAAAATATTGTCCACTATGTAAAAATAAAAAGCATTAAGCCTATAGGAAAGGCAGATGTATATAATATGGAAGTTAAAAACCACCACAACTTTAGTGTTTGTGGTGGTTTTATTGTACATAATTGCATGGATGCTGCACGATATTTTGCTTATACCATTATAAGACGGGAACGAAAATGGAGTTGAGATAGATGATAAAAGAATTTATCGAAAGAATAGGGCAGGTGATCAGAAAGATGCTTGGAAGAGAAAAAATAAAAGATGCCATCGGGGTTGAGGTAGCGGTATCTGACAAAATGGCGAACGGGATTGATCTCTGGGCTAAGATGTATAAAAATGAACCGCCCTGGAAGGAAAAGAATACAAAGCTTTGTGGATTGCCTGCTGCTATTGCCGGAGAGTTCGCAAGACTTGTTACGCTGGAACTGAAAACAGAAGTTACAGGAAATGATTTTATCAACGAAGAGTACCAGGCAGTTGTTAGTGACATCCGTAAATATACAGAATATGCCTGTGCTAAGGGCGGGTTAGCAATGAAACCTTATGCATCAGAAGGGCATATAGAGGTAGATATGGTTCAGGCAGACAGGTTCTTCCCTACGAAGTTTAATTCCAGAGGAGAAGTTACGGCAGCGGTATTCGCTGAGAGCTTAACGGTAGGGAAAAAGGTATATACCAGACTGGAGTATCATCAACACGAAGGCACAATGTATCACATAAACAACAAAGCTTTTGTGAAACAGGATCTTGATAATGTTGAGGTTTTGGGGAAAGAAGTTCCTCTTACTGCTGTACCGGAATGGGCTAATCTGCAGGAAGAAGTTACGCTTAAGAATGTAAAGATGCCACTGTTTGCCTATTTCAAGATTCCTAATGCGAATAATGTGGATGATACATCACCTCTTGGTGTTTCTGTATATTCCAGGGCTATCAATGACATTAAAGAGGCGGACAATCAGTGGACAAGACTCCTTTGGGAGTTTGAGGGTTCGGAGCTTGCAATTGATGCAGACATTACCTTGTTTAAAAAGGATGATAAGGGAAATTATGAGTTTCCAAAGGGCAAGGACAGACTGTTTCGCATGATGGACCTTGATGATAATGCCGAGAAATATAAAGTGTTTGCACCGGCTATTCGCGATGAGAACCTTATTAATGGATTTAATGCGATTCTTCGCAGGATAGAGTTTAATGTAGGGCTTGCTTACGGGACATTAAGTGACCCAAATACCGTTGATAAGACTGCGGAAGAGATTAAAGCAAGTAAACAGCGTTCCTATAGTACGGTATCTGATATCCAGAAGTCATTACAGACTGCATTAGAACAGTTAGTATATGCTATGGATGTCATGGCTCAACTTTCTGGACTTTCTGGCAGAAAGAAATACGAGATGAGCTTTGACTGGGATGATTCTATCGTAATTGATAAAGAACAGGAACTTGCCAGTATGCAGCAGGATGCGGTTGCCGGCTTTATCCGAAAAGAATTATACGTTGCAGCCAAGTATGGTGTGTCAGAAGAGGAAGCTTTGAAAATGATGCCTCAGCAGGATGAACGTTTTCAGATAGCAGAAGAATAGGTGGTGTTTTATGCTAGAGCCGGAATACCTTGAAAAATTTTCAGATCAGCTACTTGCCCTGGTTGATGCGTTAAGCACAGCGATTATAGCAGATATATCAAAACGTCTTGTAAAAACCGGAGAAGTAACGGAAACTTTAAGACGGCAAGCAGAAATCTTGCAGGGAGCGGGGCTCCTGTATAAAGATGTTCTAAAGCGTGTTTCGCAGGTCTCTGGATATATGAATACAGAAGTCGAAAGAGTTTTTGAGGAAGCGGGAGTAAGAAACCTTAAGAATGAAGCAGTTATTTATAAAGCTGCAGGTGAAAAAGAGATAAAACTTCATCAGTCAGAAACGATGCAGAAGATTCTTGCAGCAAATCTAAGAAAGACAAAAGAAGAGATTAATAATATTACTTTAACAACGGCTGTTAAAACGCAGAGTGCTTACATAACCGCTTGCAATAAAGCAATGATGAAAGTACAGACCGGGGCTTTTAGTTATGATAAAGCGATTGCGGATGCAATTAAGGAAGCGGCGGTGCAGGGAACCGAGGTTTTATATCCATCCGGGCATGTAGATAAGTTAGACGTAGCAGTAAGGAGAGCCGTTCTAACCGGGGTAAATCAGTCGGCAGCGGAAATGAATCTTCAATATGTCAAAGAGTCTGGCTGTGATCATGTAGAAACAACCGCCCACTCAGGAGCAAGACCAACTCATGCAGTGTGGCAAGGAAAAGTCTTTTGTGTTTCTGGAAAAGATAGCAGATATCCTCCATTTTATGAAAGTACTGGATATGGAACTGGTGCGGGGCTTTGCGGCTGGAACTGTCGGCACAATTTTCATGCGTTCTTTCTTGGAATATCTGTACCAGCTTATTCACAGGAAATGCTTGACGATTACAGTGCCAGAAAGCATGAGTACAATGGCAAAAAGTATACCGAGTATGAATTAAGTCAGATGCAGCGTCCACAGGAAAGAAAGATAAGAGCAACAAAAAGAAAACTTACAGGATATGACGCTGGAATAAAAAATACAGATAGTAATACATTAAAAGCAGAGCTGACAAATAGGTTTGAAAGTGAGTCGGCAGAGTTAAAAAAGCAGGAGAAATCTCTTAAAAAATTTTGCAGGCAAACCGGAAGAAGATATGAGTCTGCAAGGACACAAGTTCATGCAGTATTGGATTCAGAAGGAAATATCGTTGGATTTAATAAAAGCGTTGCACAGAAAGCGGTATGGGCAAGTAAAAGACATACATCTAAGATGCAGATGGCGAAGCAGCTCAATAAGTTGTCAGATGAGGAAAGATTGGCAGTGCAAAGATATACAGGCTTTGCCGCTCACCGGGTAAACCGGGCACTGTATTCCGGCAAGTCGCAAATGATTGAAAAAGATCGGGAGTATATGAAGGTACTGGATTCCGCGTTAGATAAGGGAGTTATTGAACGTAAGATAGTCGTTCATCGAGATACGATACCGGAATTTCTAAATGTATTCCCAAAAGGATTTAAATATTCTGAGCATGATATGGAGAGATTGGTAGGAAAAACGTTAACTAATATTGGTTATACGTCAACTTCATTTAGGGATATTCAATATGGGGGAAGAAATGTACATCTTGAAATAGAAGTACCGAAGGGATACAGAGGTTGTTTGTACATAGAAAGTCTAGCAATTAAAAAATATAAAAATCAGCAGGAAGTATTGTTTAAAAGAGGTTTTCGCTGTAAAATAAAAAATATCGAAAAGGAAAATGATAGGTATTACATAAAAGCGGAGGCAATCTTATGAAAGAAAAGGGATATTATTATGACGAAAATGGAAAGTATTGTGAAATCGAATTAGGTCCAAGTTTTGATGATTTTCCAGGCATGTTTACCGTTGCAAGTCCGATACCTCTTTGTGATGCTTGCAAGAAGGCAGACTTTGATAGTAATCGCCGCCAAACCTTATGTAAAGCATATGGGAAAATACCAAAGAAATATTTGTCCGCAAAAGATTATAATTGCCCACATTTTGATAATGAAAATAACGGTTGGTACCAGTTGATTAAAGACAAGGTAGAAGGACAACAGAAGAAAGAATAATAAATTTGAATTTAGCACGCTCGATATATCAGGTGTGTTATTTTTATACTCATTTTTAACATGGGGAGAACTCCTGTCAGGGTATGCTCCTGACCTCCCCAAACGAACCACGAGACGTAGTGAAAGGCTGCGTCTTATTTTAGTGATTCAGAAAGGAGAATTGCAATGAATAACTTAATGATTTTTGAAGGACATGATGTGGAAGTGTTTGAACTGAATGGACGGGTGTTATTTAATTCAAAGCACGTTGGAAAATGTTTAGATCTTTCAGAGAGCGCAGTGAGAAATTATCTTGCTCAAATGAATTAGAGGCAGGCAATTATAGTTAAAAACTCAGATGTCCGAGATAAGGACATCCGAAAATTGAATAATGCAGGTGAAAAATTTCTTACTGAATCAGGTGTTTATAAACTTGTTTTCAAGAGTCGTAAGCCAGAAGCAGAAAAATTTAGCGATTGGGTAACGGATGAGGTTCTCCCACAGATTCGCAAAACAGGTTCTTATGAAGCTCCAAAGAAAAAGAATGGCGGGAAAGAAAAGCTCTCTTCTGTTAATCAGATGGCAAAAAATATCAGTGGTCTGTTAGGTAAAGCTGGTGTGGATGATAAGTTCATTGCAGCGGAAATTGTAAGGATTTACACAGATAACGGTTATCCGGTTCGTTCTCCGATAATAACAGAAGATAACAAACTTTGGGATTGTACCTCTATCGCAAAAGAACTTGGAATCATGTCGATGAACGGAACGCCGCACGATAAAGCGGTAGCGGCGATCATTCAGAAACTTGATTTGTTTACAGATGAAATTGTTAGAACAGCATATAGCCGAAATGGACACGATGGAATTACCGTGCAGTATAAGGAAAGCGTATTTGCAAAAGTGAGAGAATGGTTAGAAGAAAACGGATATCCTGCAGTGATTGAGTATCAGTTGGCAAACGGAAACGTCAATGGCTGCAAGGTTATTTATAATTTTTAAGAAAAGGAAGGTAAGAGAACATGAAGAAATTATTTATTAGTCAGCCGATGAGAGGCAAATCAGATCAGGAAATTTTAAGAGAAAGAGAAACGGCAATCAAGAGTGCTGAGAAACTCGTAGGTGGACCAGTAGAAGTAATTGATTCCTTTTTTCAGTCAGCTCCAGTAGACGCTAAGCCATTGTGGTTCTTGGGAAAGTCACTCGAACTTTTATCTAATGCAGATATTGCATATTTTGCAAGCGGATGGGAAGAAGCGCGGGGATGCAAGATTGAGCATGATTGTGCAATTGCATATGGAATTAAAAGTATTGAATCATAGGAGGTGATCCAAATATCTCCCACCAGCAGGGTTAAGCTGGATATTGGTCAGAAGATGAGACCTTAAACAGTCGGTTCGTGGCGGTTGGTTACACGCCTAAAACAACCTAATACGAAAGGAGCAGGAGACATGAAAACAGAATTTTTAAAGAGCCTTAATCTTTCGCAGGAAGTAATTGATAAGATTATGGCCGAGAACGGGAAAGACATTGCAGTAGAACAGAAAAAAGCAGAAAAAGTTATCCAGGAAAGAGACAGCTATAAGTTAAAGGCAGAATCTCTTGAAACACAGGTAAACGATGCCAATACCGAAATCCAGAAGTTTAAAGACATGGATATTGATGGAATTAAAAAAGCAGCGGATGACTGGAAAGAGACGGCAGAAAAGGCAAAGGCCGATGCGGATAAACAGATTTCCCAGATGAAATTTGATTATGCATTATCCGCAGCATTAACTGGAGCAAAAGCCAAGAATGCCAAAGCTGTCAAAGCACTTCTCGATATGGATGGACTGAAATTCAACGATGGAAAAATTGTTGGACTGGATGAGCAGCTTGCTCAGATTAAGGCAGATAATGATTATCTGTTTGAAAGCGATGAGCCGGCACCAGAGTTTGTAAAAGGGACAAACGGTGGTTCTGGCAGTGTCGGAGGAAAGAAACCGAGTGAAATGACATATACCGAATTGTGTGACTATATGGCACAGAATCCGGGAGCAGAGATTTAAAAAAGGAGTAGAAAATGGCAGGAGAGAAATTTGATTCAAAAAGTTTTAATCCTCAGGCTTTTGGAGCCTATACAGAGAGGATTCCGAACTTAAAGAGAAACGAACTGATTAAATCAAAAGCTTTAAAAGGCAATCAGGATATCAAGCGTACCTTTAATTCTCAGACAGGAACCGTTTATGCAGTTCTTCCAATGCATGGACTTATTGGTGGTACTGCACAGAACTATGATGGTGAAACAGACCTTGAATCCGAAGGAACAGAGACATTTGAAAGAGGGGTTGTCGTTATTGGCCGTATGAAAGGTTGGACAGAGCGTGACTTCTCCGAGGATGTAACAGGCGGTGTCAGCTTTATGGATAATGTAGCGGCACAGGTAAGCGATTATAAAGCAGACCTTGATCAGTTAACCCTGACAAAGATTTTAACAGGAATCTTTGCAATGACAGGAAAAGATGACAAAGTATTTGTTGATGAACATACTACAGATATTACAGGAGTAACCGCAACGGATAAAGATGGTAATGTCAAAAATGTTGTGCAGGCAGATACATTAAATACTGCGATTCAGAAAGCGGCCGGAGACAATAAGTCTAAATTCACGATGGCTATCATGCATAGTACTGTGGCAACCAATCTTGAAAATCTGAAACTGTTAAAATACATGACACAGACAGATGCAAATGGAGTTGAGAGAGAATTAACCCTTGCAACATGGAATGGCCGCTTAGTTTTAATTGATGATTCTATGCCAACAGAAGATGTTCCAGAAGTAGAGGAAAGCGGAACAAGTGGAAATCCAGGATATATTCCAGCTCAGCCTGCTTACACAAAATATACAACTTATGTATTAGGTGATGGAGCGTTTGATTATGAGGATATCGGAGCAAAGGTACCATATGAAATGTATCGTGACCCAAAGAAACATGGCGGCGAAGATACGCTTTACATGAGACAGAGAAAAGTATTTGCGCCTTATGGAATTTCCTTCACAAGAAAATCTATGGTAGCAAAATCTCCTACGGACGATGAACTTGCGAACGGAGCAAACTGGGAACTTGTAAACAATGGTAAAGCTGGTTCTGCAAAAAAGACAATCAAACATAAGGCAATCCCGATTGCAAGAATCATTTCGAGAGGATAGGTGGCGACTCCATGGTAAGATATGCAGATCTTGCATTTTACATGACAGAGTACGGCGGTAATATTATCCCAAACGAACAGTTCCAGCGTGTGATCACAAGGGCAAGCACATATATTAAGGCGATTACTTTTTCAAGAGTGGATGAAAACAATATTCCAGAGGAAGTGAAAGCTGCAGCCTGTGCAGTTGCGGAAGTTATTTATAAAGCTGAAAGCTCTACGGAAGGGGAAAAGAAGTCTGAAACGGTTGGAAAGTTGTCAGTTTCTTATGTAACAGAGCAGGCAGACGGTCAGATTAAAGAAAAAGTTCTTCGTAAAAAACAATATGCTGCAGCATATCCTTACCTTGCCACAACCGGATTGTTATATAGGGGGTGTTTCTAATGATCACTAACGCTTCTGTGACGATTTATAATAAAGTCTATGACAGAGACGAAGGAAGCAATAAATATTACCGGACAGTACTTAAAGGAGTGAACTGGCAGGATGCAACAAAGGTCCTGCCATCTGATACTGGAGTAGTAAGTGCCGATGTAGCAGAGGTGTATATTCCGTTTCTGATTGATACAGAGAAAAAATATTGTTCTCCGGTTAATTTTAATTCAGAGCAGGAAAAGGATAAATTCTACTCACTTGCTCCAGAGGATATTATTGTTAAAGGAGTTGTCACAGACGAACTTACAAAGCAGAAAGATGTGGAACACCTTAAAGATAAGTATGGCAGCGTAAGGGTAATTGCTGTTATAGAAACTAACGATAACGGAAGCCCTACGATGCAGCATTGGAAGGTGACAGCAGAATGAGGGTAAAGGTTCGGTTAGACCCTGCTAGTGCAATATTGGCAAAAAGAAAGCTTGGAAAAGGCGGGCAGGCACAGAGGTATATGGTAAGCGAGGTAAGGCGCAAGACAGACCCTTATGTTCCGTTCCTTAATGGTCCGCTTAAAAATACAGCCGTAGAACATGAAAATTCTATCGAATATGTTACTCCTTACGCTCGTAGACAGTATTATGAGCATAAAGGCGATGGCTTAAGAGGAAGAGAATGGGATAAGCGAATGTGGGCAGACAGAGGCAAGGAGATTACCCAGAGTGTGGCTGATTATATTGGAGGAAAAGCAAAATGATGGTAATGGAAGCGGTGCGGGAGATTGTAAAGAAATGCCCGTATCTTGATGAATATTATAAGAGCCTTTCCGTAGACAGACTTGGAAAGGATAGCACGAGCTATTCGATTGATTCTGTTCCAGGACAGCAGGTTACTAAGAGAGACATTGCCGGGAATACAACGCGGCAGTGTCTTTTTAA